TAATGGATTCTGGTGCAATACGAAGACCTTGAGTTACGTTTGCAGTAAACGTTTGAGTTGTTGTACCTCGGTCATTGTACACATAATATTCAGCAACAGATTCGACAATTAAAGCACCGGTTTTGGGATCTCTTTCTTTTTTGACTTCACGCACTTTACGAATTTTACGTGGGTCAATATAACGGAGTTCTTGAATACCTTCTTTTGGATTCTTATCATTAACTACCACATGGTAGAACATGCGACCGTCAATGTACCAACGTTTAAATAAGTCGTCGGCTAAGTTTGAAAAGTTTAACATCTTTTGGACATTATCAAACTCTTCAATAATTTTTTTCTTAATTGATTCTGGTTGTTTCAGATTATCTAAAACAATATCAACAACTTTGCCTCTATCATCGTGTGTTATGGCTTCATTGACGATTTCATCAATTGCCATTTGACACTCTGGATGATTGGACATTTCACGGTAACGAGTGATAAGTTCTATCTCATTACGAACTGAACCTTCTAAATCTACGTATGTGCCATAATACGCATTTTGCGTAATAGTAACAGCACCGTCATCTAGTTGTGCAGCGGAAGGAAGAACGAAAGATGATTGTTCAGGTTTTTCTTTCTGAACAACATCTTTCGAACCTAAAGTAAAGCCAAACAGCTTAATCGCCACTAGAATTTTCCTTTCATTTTATAATAAAAAGTAGGGGTGTCCCCCCTACTTTTAGACCACACCGTCTGCTACTGCTTCCCACCACTGATAGGTAAGCGTTACAGAAAATTCTTCAATAGTATCATTTGAGCCCCAATCAACATCGATTGGAGTGATATCTGTTGGAAATAAACCTACAAATTTATATTTTTTAATTGAGTTACCTGCTTTTCCAAACTGAGTAACTTCACCATCAACAGTATATCCTAGTGGTGTTCCAGCAATTGGATTACGAACATTAAGATTATGGCTATTAATGCCATTCATCCAACGTTCAAATGCATTACGAACTGCAAAGTCTTCATCGTTGATAATTGTAACTGTCCAATCTGCAAAAGTACGATTACCTACGAACTTTAATTCACGACCGAAGTATTGAACAGGCACAACGCCCAGAGTTGAACCTGGAAGTTGTGCTGTTTTACACATGAACGTCATTTTTGTTTGTGCGTTTCCTGGTAATGAGAATGCAGGAAACGGCATACTCACTTCAAACAGATTAGGACGTGCGCCGTCACTTTGAAGTTGAGAGCGGAATTGATTTACGTTAAATGCCATTTATTTTCTCCTGTTTCTCTCTTATTTATGCCGCACCTACGACTTCATTGAAAGATACTCCCGTACGAACTGCTACGAAGTTCAATTGAATGAAGTTGATAGAACGTGCTGGTTTAATATAGATGTCACCAACGAATTCATTACGATCAATAACTTCTCCAGTGTTGTTTGTATCGTCACACACAACTCGATAGTCTGTGATACCACGACGACCTTGAACGTCACGTAAGAATGGCTCAACTAGAGCAACAAACTGTGCGCGTGTGAATTGATCATTAAATTCAAACAACGAGAAACGTGCTGCACGTGAAATTGCTTTTTCAAGAGTGATGAATAAACGACGAACATTGATACGATCAAATGCACTTGGCTTGCTCAGTAATGTTTTGTCACCGAACAGAACTGTACCTTCTCCTGGGAAAGAAACAACAGGATTTACGCCAACAGAATACAATGAATCACGTTCTGATTTTAGTGGATTCCAAGCAAGTTTTACAACGTTCTTGATAACGCCACGATTTAAACCACCAGGTGAAAACCATGGGTCACGTTCTTGGTCTGTTCTTACACACAGACCAGCAATGTCACCGTTTAATGGTACCCAACGATAAACATCACTGTATTTGTCGTATTGATATTTGTAACCAGAATCTAGAACTGCATATGAAGATGATGTAAGTGAATTACGGAATGTAGTAATGTCACTAACTTCATTACCAGAATTGTCCACAACACTTGCTTTGGTTGGTGAAACAAATGCAACGCAATCTTTACGTGTTCCTACAATATTGTCAATAACATAACTTGAAATTGTAGAATTACCTGTGCCAGTTACACAGAGTGAAATGTCTACTGATTCTGCATTCTTGAATTGGTCCCAGCTTGTAGTAATTTGTGAAGTATCAACTGTACCATCTGCTCCACCAGACAACGAGAACGTTACATTACCAGTTGTGTTTGCAAAACTAGATGCATTCGCTGATGAACCCCATGCTGTTCCTACACCAGTATTTTGTGTTGGATGTGACAACCACCAAATATATTTTGACTTAGATTGAATTACATTCTTGTAGTAATTTGAATTTCCAGAGTCATCTTTAGCGTCAGATGCTTTCGAAACAAATGAATATTTTTCAAGAACTGTGCCTTCTGTACCACTAAACAATCCATCTTGGTCTACAACAACAACATGAAGTTCGTCAAACGAACCATTTCTTGCTGCTACATAACTTGAATTACTTGGTGCAGATGTAAATTGAGTTTTATATGCCCAAGTTGAATATGATGCAGCATCAGCCATAGAAACGCTTAATGAGTTACCTAAAGCACCAGCCCAACGTGCGCCGAAACCGTTATAAGAATTTGCAGCATATCCTGTATGATTTTCTTCATAATCGCTTTGATTTTTAATCAACAAACCAGTACCGTTTGCTGTAGCATTCAAAGTAGATGATGAATTGAATGCACGAACGACTTTTAGATTATTTCCGTATGCAAGAAAGTTTGCAGCAGAGAACCAGTATTCATAATTTGTGCTATCTGGTTTACCAAATGAATCGACTAAACGAACTTCATCGGAAACAGTTGTAACTTCACCACATGGTCCCCAAGCAAAAGGTCCTACAAAAGCACCTGTAGAAGTGCCCACTGAAGGAATAACTGTAGTCAGGTCAATCTCTGATACATTTACTCCAGGTGATAATTGAAATGCCATTGGATTTCTCCTTTATTGTTTGGGTCAATTTTCTTTTTGTTATTGTATTTAGTTTTTTATAAATTTGATGATAAATAGCCAGCTGGAGGCTCCCATAAATCTCCATCAGCAATCTCAGCTTCTCTAGACAATCCATCTTCAATAAAACCAAATGGAAGCATGTTTTCTTCTCCAAGCATGTTTTGCTCTTCCAGCATAATTTTACGAATGTCAATTCGTGTCTCATCTTTGAAAAACGCTTGCGCTGTCAACCAAGAATATACCACCAAACCCATAACGATATCATCATTATTGCCCTCTTCGGCAGCATAAGTATCTTTGGTGCGAACAAATGTGTTCAGTTCAGCTATGGTGTTAAAATCATTGATAATTAGTTTGTCATTTTCTATCAATGTTTTTAAGTTCGCACAACCAATTTTCTTGACTGATTTGGTGGTTTTAATACCAAAAGCCACTGAACGTTTGAATCCAGATGAGATACTTTGACCTTTGATATGATGATGCTCAAGTCTATAAATGTTTCCGTACTCCAAATCATAATGTAGTATGTCCACCACCTGCTGACCGACATTATTGGTTTCAATCAAAACATAAGCTTCATTATACCGATTTGCCAATGCATAAATTACCGTAGGTAAAAACATTAACGGTAATTTATTATTACGATACAGTGCAACTTGTTTGTAGGGAGCTTCAGTTGCATCAATAATATTGATTGTGTGATAGTCTAGGTTAACACCTTCCGAGCAGTCTACAGTAGCAATGTAGATTCTTCCTGGTTTAGGATTTTCATATATGGCTAAATGACCATCATCTTCAATACGCATTGGGTCATGGAACGCCATTGAGCGTAGTTTGGCACCAGATATTAGGGTAGCAGCCGAACCAATAAACTCAGTCTCAAACTCTTGTCGGAACTGTTCTTCCGAAGTGTTTCTTATCGTTTCTTCTTTCCACTTTTCATCTCGGCCTGGTACCATTGACCAGTGAACTTCAAGTGTTTTATATGTTGACCGATTTTCAATCGCATCTGTCCACATTTTATAAAACAGATTTAAGCCATTAGGCGTAGAAACAATAATTACTTTTGAGGATTTACCAGATGAAATAACAGGATAAGTAGAAGTGAAAAAGTCCACTGCCATGTTATGTGGAACGAACGCAAACTCATCAAGAAAAATTAAATTATATGTACCGCCACGAACACCCGCAGAAGATGTAGCATATGCATAAATCTTAGAACCGTTTTCTAATTCAATTGAACGTTTATTCCAGTTTATGATGCCTTGTTGAAGCCATGATGGAAGATATTCAAAAGCTTTCTGAATTTTGCCTAGGATGTCTTGTGCAAGTTGGAGTTTGTTTGCAAGAATACCAATAACATATTCTTCATTGAACAAAGCCGACCATAACATGTAACCAACAGTCGTAGTTGTTTTACCAACTTGGCGTGGCATCTTTGCAATACAGAAACGATTGTCATGAAATGTGCGAACCATGTTTTCTTGAAAGTCCCACATTTCAAATGGCACAAGACCACGGTCAACGTTGACAATCTTTACATAGTTTCGAATAAAATATACTGGGTCTTCAGCACATTTTGCTATTTCTAAAACTTGTTCTTCAGTATAGGATATTTCAACACCGGCTTTTTTTAACCGGGCATTACCAAGGTATCCGTCTTCCATTTTTTATCGTGTAAAACTTCTCAACATCCATCCGTGTTTTTGATGAGCATCTAAAATATCTTGTAAAAAGTTTCCTACTGCTGGCTCATCAGCAGCATCAGCAAGAGCAATTCCTGAACGGAGTTCCATAATAAATTTATCATTATCGTTTGCAAGTTCACTCATCATAATAAGTGGTGATGGAATAGCCACCAAGTCGTTGACTTTGGAAAGCTCAATCATTCTTGCCAATGATGTTGGAGTGTATGAACCTAATGCACGAATATGTTCTGCAATTGAATCTGTTTGGTCAAATACAGCATCATAGAATGTTCCTAAAAATCCATGATACTCTGCAAAATTAGGACCTTCTACATTCCAATGGAATGTGTGTGCTTTGAAGTACAAACCAAAATTTGTACCAAGAATAACTTTCATCTGTTCTATTAATTGTTCCATTGTTTCCTCAATTATTTGTTGGATTTAATCATTTTTACAAGTTCCGCTGTTGAACCAACAAACACAGCTTTATCTATGTTCAGATTTTGTGTTGATTCTTTTGGCTGTAATTCTTTTTTACGTTTTTGAAGTTCTAATAAATCTTTATTCATGTCTGCTAAACTCTTCATCATAGTAGCAAGAACTTCATAAGCTCTTGGAGATTCAGACTGATTTGCTACAGTAGTTAATTCTTCAAAAGATTTACTACCTTTTTCAATGAGTTGTTTAATATTTTCTCTAGCAAAGTTGGTGTCAGTATCGATATCTGTACCAAAATCCACTGTTGTCAATTCTTTTTTTGGTTGTTCTTTTATTTCAATTGGTTCTATATCAAAAATTTCGGATAAATTTTGATTTAATTTTTTCATGATAATGTATCCGGATATGTTATAATAGTTTCAGTAAAACCAAAATCTTCTTCTGGTCCTGCATTTAATGGGTCAGGTTCGGTAATAACTTTAACTGCTTTTACAGCATTTTGGTCAAGAGATTGAACAGCATATCTGGAATTTGAATAATCTCCAGTCAACACATAATTTGGCTGAAGAGTTTTATTTGCACCAGTAAGTATAATTTCACCTGTAGTTGTATTAGAAAAATAATCTACCGTAGCAACAAAATTATTTGCAATATCTCGAACAGTTTCACCTTGAGTCAATACTCCATAACCATTTGCAAAATCAACATATGCTTTTTGTTGTGATGTATTTGATAAATCAATAAACAATTGAGTATTAGCTCGTGTAATAAGATTGCCAGATTTGACTGGTGGCCAAATAAAGCCTTTTGCTGTAAAGTTTAAATCCCAAATAATTAAACGAGTTGTTCCATCAGCATCAACTCCCTCATAATCAACTGTAGATGATACGGAATTTAATATAATTGGAACGGTATATTTTTGATTCATCGATGGAATAAAATCCACAACAACACTAAAATCTGGTGTAAAGAATGGTAATATCTGTTCTAATATTTGAGTACCATCTTCAGTATTACGAACATACACAGATAAAGAAAATTCATAATTATATGGAACAGGAACAAATTGTGTTTTTACAGTCGAGTCTGTTTCACCTGCAAAGTTACGTAATGTTGAAACTTGTTTACGACTTGTATCGTATTCCAAATTTTCCAAATTAAAAGACATTCGAGGAACAAGAGTGTTGATTGTCTTAATTAAATTTGGGTCAGATGTTATTCGTGTTAGATATCTTTCTTTTGAACCATAAGAAAGTGGTACTTTTAGTTTTTCTTTTGGTGTACCTGCTTGAGTATAACGAACAATTTCAAGGTCGTTAAAAAGTGTACCAAAAGTTACGACCATCTTTCGAATGGTGCGATGATAAAACTGTGCGTTACCTAACATTATGGCTCACCAAAAGGATTTGTTTCTGAAAAATCAATAATACCATCTGATGCTGCCTCAATACGAGCATTATCAATGATATCTTCAAATGCATTATTTTGTGTTTCCGTATCAGAAACTAATGTGATACTCCAATTTGCTCCTGATGTATTTCCTTTTACAGCCGAAGTGTCCACAAAACTACCTTGTGTTCTGTAAATGTCAATATGTGTATTTGGAACAAAATCAAGAACAAGTGCTTGTGCTGTTGATGTAGCAAGAGTGGAACCCTGATAAACTATTTCATCATTAACAAACTTACCTGTACCGCCAGCAGCAAGAGATATACGAGTTCTTGGATAATATGCTCTTATATTGTTATCAATCTCAGCAACTCCAGTTTCAATAATTTCCGAAGAAAACACATATTGTTTCATTTTTAATGCATATACGTATACGTTGCCGCCACGACCACGACCTAAAGTATAATACATTGCTTGATTACTTTCATGTTCAACATAAGTAATCTCATACAGTCCAGTCATCATTGGAATATAAATTAAATCACCTTCACGTGGACGAGTCAATCCATTCACAGCATAACGGAAACGCAATCTTGAAACTAGAAAAGTAATCTCATCACGAATCTCTAAACCAAATTTGGAAATAAAATCACCTTCACCTTCCATTCCAGTAACATTTTCAAGATACATTTCAATAGGGCAAGCTGTACGATATTCTTTGAGAACGTCTTCGCCAAATAAGTAATCTACTTCATCTCTTGTAGTTCTTGGTAAATAATATACATCCAATCCGTATATTTTAAGTGCTTCAATAACCAAATCTTCCACCAATAACTGTTCTGGAGTAACGGAATTACCATTACCTAAACGAGATGGAAAAGGATTAAAATAAAAATTAGTAGCCACAATTATCCTATAAATATTTCAGAAGGTAATGAACCCATTTGGTACATTTCTTCTTCCATAGTTTTAAGCTCTTCTTCAGCTTCTTCATATATTTTTTGACCATTCAATGTCACACCACCCGGCATTTGAATACCTTCAAACTTTTTCAAATTATTACCCCACTGTTGTTTGATTTTTGCAGTAGCATATTTTTTTAGAAAACGGTCATTGTAAATATCTGTTAAACCATCAATTGTCACAGTCGAAGCTGTATGCGTTTGTGTTGGTGGTGAAGCTAAAGTTAAACTTGTTGGTGAAGCGATGTTCTTTACTTGAACAGATTCTCCCCCAATATTGATAAAATCAAATGGAACAATTTCTTGGTCAAATTTTGTTCCTGTTCCTACGATTGTATTTGATGATGGACTACCTGCAACTGTACCAGTTAGAGTTACAGTATCTGGACTTAAAACACGATAACATTCCACAATAACATAATCTCCAGGCTCAACGTCACGTGTCCAGTCAATGTCTAAGAATACTTTGTTTTGATGACGATTGAAACGAAACTGTGGAGTTCCTGAGAATAAAAGATTTAATGTACGTAAATGTTGCATTGTAATTTCATATGACACATATGATACTGATGTAAAGTCATATAAGTCATGTAAACGTAACTGATAACGCAAATCAAACATATTGATTGACGCATTTGATTGGTCAAATGGAAATATTCCAATAACAAACTGAACGGCATCAGGACAATAAATCCATTGACGTTCAATGTCTGCTTGTGTGATTTGATGTTTCATGAACAGTTTTTCTGTTCCATCATAATGGTAATCACGCCAAAAAGATATTGCATCATCAATACGGTCTTCCACTTGGTCATCATCAACATTAATTTCGATAACCGGAAAACCTAGCTTGCGTAGGCAATATTCTTTAAATTGTTGTCTTGTACTTATTTTTGCCATTTTTCGTTAGTTATCTTTGATGTTTGATTTATTGTTTCTAATAAAACTTGTTGACTATTTTCATTTGCCTTTACCATCTCATTTCTAAAGCTCTCAATCGCAGCACCTGTTTGTCTTTGTTGTTGACTATTTTCTACTAGTAAAACAGGAAACCAAGTTATTGCACAATTCCATTCGTCAATTTCAGCTCCAGTATTTGGATTAGTACCTCTAATCTGAGTGAACCAACTGCACTGAATACCAATACAGTCTTTTTTAATTAACGGACAAAAATTACCAGGTTTAATTTGCATAGTATCTCCATTATCAAGCCCACTGTGGATCTGGTACCACTGGCCAATCTATTTCACCACCAACAGGATTAAAAAATATCTGACGAATCAATGTTCTATAAGCGTCAAAATCTGATTTATTTAGTATGTTGACATCAGGAAGATAAACATAGTCTGTCATGAACAATTTTACTCTAGCTATTTCTTTATTGTCTTCAGCGGTATTTACATATGGTTGTTTACGTATTTCGTCTTTTTCTAACCACTCTTCAACCAGAGGTAAATATTCATCAACAGATGTTATTCTGGTATTTGGAGGAGTAACTTCATTTTCGTCTTTTGAATGCTGTAATTCACCGTAGCCTCTTGGGCCATACCAGTGAACGAAAGTAATATCAGAAGGCATTGTATTACTTAAATCGAATCCGTCAATGCAGTCACCATTTAAACAAACCACGCCATCTTCTTTTACAAGAGTTAAATTATAATCGTTTATGTTAATCATGTTAATCCTTCGTTGCTATAATTACATCAACATACTGAACAGCAAAATCCATTGCTGTTCCAGTAAATGAACCTGACCATGATGGATTTGTAAAACCGTGACCGTGTACCGAACCCGAACCTGTTCCAAGTGTGGGTGATGTCGCAGTTCTGTTTGTAGTACCAGTAGCGGAACCACCAATACGTGTACCGGTTGTAGTCATCGTTGCAACGGATGACATTAATTGTTCGGTGTGTGCGTGAGATGCTAATTGTGCTTCTGTTAGACCCGAATCGGAAACAGCACCACCCGAGTTAGTACCAGAAACAGTACCAGCCGGTGTTCTACTTGTAAACACTGAAGTAAAGTTTGTTGTACCTCCACTACTAGCAGTTCCAGTAACTACTCGTAATGCTTTATTATCATGTGTTGTTGATTTTGTCCAACCAGTTGGTGCTGTCGTTTGAACAAATAACATAGCAGTTCCACTAGGAAAAACAACAGCACTATTTGCCACAGAAAAAGCTGCATTTGCTTGAATGAATCCTGAATTAGCATGAACGAATGCAGCATTGGCTTGAGTAAATCCTGAGTTTGCATGATTGAATGCAGCATTAGTAAGTGCAAAAGAAGTATTGGCTTGAATGAATCCTGAATTAGCGTGATCAAATGCAGCATTGGCTTGAATGAATCCTGAATTAGCGTGATCAAATGCAGCATTGGCTTGAATGAAACCAGAGTTTGCTACAATAAACCCTGCATTTGCAAAAATAAATGTTGAGTTCGCATAATCAAATGCTGCATTAGCATGTATTCCAGATAAATCTACACCAAATGTTATTTCTTTAGTTGTTGAGTTGTAGTATAATACATCATCAGAACTCACGTTTCTCAATGGATCAACAAAGAACCCAGTTGTAGTAGAATCTAATTGTCCATTAGCGGAAATAATAATACTGTTATCATTTTGATTTAGATATCCGGCACCCACGCCGATAGCAATAGCACTATTACCTTGATTTGTTTGGCCTGCCACTGCGCCAATAGCAATTGCCTGGTAACCTTGATTCATTTCGCCTGCAAATCCACCAATTGCTACTGAGTTTTCACCCTGTGTACCTGCGCCTGCATAGTAGCCAATGGATACTGCGGTATTACCTTGAGTGGTTTCACCGGCTGCGGATCCAATAGCAATGGCACTCTCTCTTTGACCTACAGATCCCGCACTGGATCCAATCGCCACCGTGCCTACACCTTGAACTTGTTGACCCGCATTATAACCAATTGCGGTAGCAAACTGTCCTTGGAGAAGTTGACCTGCATTATAACCAACTGCAATTGCCTGGCTACCTTGGTCTTGATATGCTGCGCCGACTCCTAACGCAGTACCATAAGCTCCCTGGTTACTGAACCCTGCTTCTTGGCCAATAGCAATGGCATAAGTACCTTGATTGTCACTACCTGCGCCAGCGCCAACTGCTGTAGCGTATTGTCCTTGGTTATTGGCTGTGGAACCAATAGCAATATTAGATAATGATTCCAAATAAATTTTTACGTCAGTATTACTATATGTTACAGATGCAATTGTGATTGTTTTTGTGCCAGAGTTTGTATTGATGATAATATTATTACCAGCAGTAATAGTTAATGTGTCTGTATTACTTGCTGGTGTTATACTGACACTATTTGCGGATATTGTTGTAAACCCTGTTTGTACTACACCGTTTGCTTTATTAAATGCGGAATTTGCATGTATGAATGCGCCATTAGCTAATGTGAACGCAGCATTTGCATGTATGAATGCACCATTGGCTACTGTAAATGCACTGTTGGCATATTCACCTGTTGCATTCTGAGATTGATAAGCAGAATTTGCGTGAATAAACGCAGAGTTAGACTGAATGAATCCAGAGTTTGCGTGTTTGAAACTTGCGATTGCTAAATTTTCTGCAATATTGGCAGTTGCAAATCCTGCTTTAGCTTGTTCGTTTGTACTGTTGGCAAGATTTGCACCAATAGGATAAAACTCTTTTTCATATGCTTCGAAAGTGTTATATACTGCCCATGAGTTGGCAGTTTTATTTGCAAGAAGAATATGGCCAGCTGCACCAGTGCCTTCGTATGCTAACCATTCATTAACAGTTTCATCCCAAAGAATATATGCATTAGGTGATGTGCCACGATTGACAATGATTGCAGCATTGAGTGAAGGTTCACCAGTAACATTTGCACTCAAAATTACATTGTTACCACCAACAAATAGTTGGTCTGTAGTAATTGTTTGAGCATTGCTAATTACAAGATTTCCTGTAATAGTAAGATTACCTGTAAACAAACCATCACCAGCAACATGTAGATTTGCTTGTGGGCTGTCTGTATCAATACCTAAACGATCATTAACATAATCCCAATATAGTTTAGTTGGGTCCTGATCAATTGCACCATTTCGACCAAACAGAATAGCGCCATTTGATTTGTTCTTGCCTTCCATCAAATGAATATTGACAAGAATAGAACCACTAGATACATCAGAAGTTAGAATATAACCTACAGCAATAGGAACATTTGGTGGTGCAGGTGGTGTAGTTTGATAATCCCCAGGAGTTGTTGATAGAAATAATTCTTGACCAGAATTAAACAACGAAGTGTTAATGTCATGAATTTCACCAGTGGCTAAAACATATCCATATGAATTGTTTGCAATTGGTGCGATTGTGAAGCCAATTGCTTCTGCATTTTGTGCTGTATCAGCAGATGAAAGTATAATGGAAGGAAAACCATTTGTTGATACATCGTTACCAATTCTTACAACTTTACCTTTGTTGACTGTAGAACCTGTATTGTTCCAAACACGAATAAAACTTTGTCCTATTTGAATCGTTTCACCAGAATCACCATAGAACGCAACCGATTTTTCATAATTATCATAAAATAAACGACCTTCATTTATTGCAGGAATACTTGGTGCTGTGTTTAGGTCAATGTAAGAACCAACAAAAACATTTTGCGTTGTTAGATTAGCATTGATTGTAACATTAGCTGTAATTATACCACCAAGATTCGCATTCAGTGAATTGTTTGCTCTTACAAATGCAGCATTAGCATATTGACCAGTTGCATTCTGTGATTGATAAGCAGAATTGGCATGTATGAATGCAGAGTTCGCTTGAATAAATCCAGAATTGGAATGCTCAAATGCAGAATTAGCATGTATGAATGCAGAATTTGCATAAGAACCGGCTGATACTGCTTTACTATTTGATATGTTTGCTGCAATAAATGCTCCATTAGCATATATGGCAGCAGAGTTTGCTACATGCGAGGGTGTATTTGCTCTTACAAATGCTCCATTAGCATATATGGCAGCAGAGTTTGCTACATGTGATGGTGTGTTGGCTGCAATTGCAGCACCATTGGCAAAATTAAATGCAGAATTAGCACGTATAAATGCTGAGTTTGCATATGAACCAGCAGACAGTGAATCTTGTTTGGCAATATTAGCAGCAACAAAAGCACTATTGGCATATACACTAGCAGAGTTCGCTACATGTGATGGTGTGTTGGCTGCAATTGAAACACCATTTGCAAAAATAAATGCAGAATTAGCATGTATGAATGCAGAATTCGCATAAGAACCGGCTGATACTGCTTTACTATCTGATATGTTTGCAGAATTGAATGCAGAGTTGGCATATACACTAGCAGAATTGGCTACATGTGATGGTGTGTTTGCTGCAATTGAAACACCATTTGCAAAAATAAATGTTGAGTTCGCATAATCAAATGATGCATTGGCTTGTGTTAATGCAACATTGGATTGTGCAAAAGCTGAATTAGCATGGTCAAAAGCAGAATTTGTTTTTATAAATGCAGAATTTGCATGTATAAATGCACTGTTGGCATATTGACCTGTTGCATTCTGAGATTGATATGCACTATTTGCATGAACAAATGCAGCATTAGAATATTGACCCGTCGCATTCTGAGATTGATATGCTGCATTCGCATGAATAAAACCAGAATTTGCGTGAATGAATGCACCGTTTGCTACTGTAAATGCAGCATTAGCATATTCTCCTGTGGCATTTTGAGACTCATATGAAGAGTTCGCATGGACAAATGCAGAGTTTGCTTGTATTAGTGCTACATTTGATTGTGCAAAAGCAGAGTTTGCATATGCACCTGCACTAATTGCCTTACTATCGGCAATATTTGCAGCAACAAATGCACCGTTAGCATAAATTGCAGCAGAGTTTGCCACGTTCGATGGCGTATTAGCTGCAATTGAAACACCATTTGCAAAATTAAACGAAGAGTTTACATGAATAAATGCTGAATTTGCTTGAATAAATCCAGAATTAGCATGATGATATGCTGAATACGAAAATACATTTACGGTGTTTGCAAAATTAAATGAAGAATTCGCATGAATTAACGCAGCATTGGCATATTGTCCTGTGGCATTTTGAGACTCATATGAAGAGTTCGCATGATTAAATGATGCATTGGTTTTTATAAAACTTGAATTGGCATGTATGAATGCACCGTTTGCCACTGTAAATGCAGAATTTGCATATTGACCAGTTGCATTTTGTGATTGATAAGATGCATTGGCATGATCGTATGCAGCATTGGCTTTTATAAATGATGCAGTAATCCCAGTGAGTGTGCTGTTTGCAGCCTCGAATGCGGAGTTAGCACGGTCTAATGAATTAATTGAACGAAGATATGTATCATATCCACCAATTGGAATCGTTCCTGTTCCGTTTGGGCTTCCTATGAATAGGGTGTTACTTGAATAAGAATATGCGGGTTCACCAACATTTAAAGATGCTGGTGTATTTGTTACTAATGATCTTTTTATTTGAATGGGTGTATTTGCCATATTTTAGAATTGGCCTCCGTCAACCTTCTCAATAACAGCAATAGGAATTTCAAATTCGTAACGATTATTTGCTGAGTTGAAAGCTAAGAATCTTCCATCTTCAACGCCAACGGTTGACACATCATTTATTTCTGATAATGAGATATTCGGTTTTGGTTTAAAGTCTGGAGAAGTGAGCGTAGTACGATTTGGTTGTTGAACCGTAATCGTACCGAGAGTATTATTTCTAAGAGAAACCGAACCTAAATCTAATGACATAATTTACCTCGTTACCGAAGGCAATACAATCGCAATTCCCTCAATCACTCTAGTCTTAGAATTATCTACTGAATTTGTGATTACCAAGTCATATACATATCTTCCTGGTGTCAATACAGCAGTGTTTGCGGCAGTCATTGACAATGTTATTTGTCCATTGGAATTGCCCGTAACAATCGCACTAAGAGTATTAGCGGATGAAGAATAATAAGATTTGCGTAATTGGGATGATGCGGTATAAGTTGAAAGATTAACCGCATCTCCTTGTGCGTCATTGACTGTGACTATGGATGTTAGATTTGCACCCTGTTCAATCGTTAGTTCTAGATAAGCAGCCAAGTTAATTCCCCTTTTTAATGTACTATTTAGTCAAAAGGGGAATTAAACTGGTTAACTTCCTAAAGGTAATTGTCCAGAAGGCGCGGCTGATATAGACGCTAAAATTGGATTAACAGTGACTACTGTTCGTGTAAAAAGCGTCATTAGTATTCCACTCATTTATATTCCTTTAGCAAAAACTACGGTTTCGTCATCTACAAAAACAGCATTCATTAGACATCTTGGGGGGAATTCAATCAGGGTACATTTCTTTGCAACACCAGAACGATATGTATTGAAAATGTTACTATGTATTGTTAGAAACTCTTCACTATTGTTAAACAGTATTAGGGCATCACCTTCAGAGAATTCCCCATGTTCTATGATTATGTGAACACAATTCACAACATTAACTAGTTTGTTGGCATGTTCTTTCTTTAGAATCATTATTTAACAGCTTCCAATCTGAAATTTTTACCTGGATGCTTTCCTATTGGTTGCAATATTTTAATGTCTTTAAATCCAATTACTTTACACAAATCAGTAAGTGATTGTGGTGTGTAACCCCAAAGATGTGGATATAACGCACCTTTTTCCCGTGTCTCAGCAGATTCTTCTTCTGCCGCAGCACCAAAAATACATGTCATCAAAGTTCTTTTTTCAACCTCATCTTTTGATTGAATATAATCTCTACACATTTCATCAAAATTCGGAGTTTCTAAAACAAGTTTACCGGAAGGTTTTAATGTTTTGTGCCATTTTTGCAGAATCTCTGGCGCACGATGTTGTGGCAAATGTTCAATTAAATGACTTGCAAGAATTTCGTCTGTAACATTTTCTGGTAAATCCATTTTTAAAACATCTACTTTAATGTCGGCATCTTTATTGTTTTTATCAACACTCAGATATCCTGGAATCTTGTCACCGCCAGAACCCATATTGAAACGGATTGGTTCTTTTTTATCCAATTTACTTTGAATGAAAGATTTGTAACTTGTGCCATCCGGCAATCTATCAATCCAACGACGGTCAATAAACTCTTTATCATCCAATGTTAGTGGACGAGTTGGTTTAATATTTGTATAATATTTTGTTAAATCAACGGAAGGATGTGCTGTATACATGCCTGTTGCTAAGTCCATATGTAGACATTGAACATCTGTATTTACAAGAAGCTTTGTTCCTCTCTTGTGTAGACGATGCACAAAGAAGTTATCTTCACCGATAAATGGAATTTCGTCGTTGATGTTATTACCAATACAACAGAAAGGAAGTTCTGGTTCTTCTTCTTTCATTTGCTTGAGCAAATCAATCGGAACTAACATAACATCCATACCAGTTTGCCACGCTTCAATGACTTGACCGGGATCAACATTAGGAATAGTAATCCAATCTTCTTCACGAACCATAATCATAGCATCGGAGCATTTAATATAATAAACTCCTGTAACAACTGCTCCAGGATTCTCTTCAGCAGTTTTCATAAGCTTTTTAAAGCCATCATAAGGAAGTACAGTATCTTCGCCAACAAACAAAAGATACTTAGCACCGCTCTCTAATGCTTGTTCAATAAGATAGTTTCGTGCAACGTCAACTTTTTCACCGCCAATGTTGCAGAAACCGTGAGAGAATCCCATCAAATCAATATGAAGACCCTCATAACCGTCAAAATTTTGTGCAGGTGTTTCTTTTAAGTCTCTTCGCGGCTGTGCAATTACAACATACGGTTTGATTGTTTTAGATTCACTATAAATCTCTTTCATTGTGTTAATGATTTTGTCTCGATTATACATAATTTCCTCACGTTAAAAAATTAATATTTGTTAAAAAATGGCGATAAAACTCGACCTGGCGATATATTTATGCCCGTTGAAATCTTCTGTCCTATGTTTCCAGAAAAAGGAGCAAAATGAATATCACCATTCTGTGCAAGAACGCCTCCATAATGTAGCTGAGTTCCAGTAGTAATTAGAGAATAAGTTGTTACAACGCCATCAGCAGACACTTTTTGTCCTACGATTGCACTAAAACGAATAAAATGAATATCACCATTAGGTGCAAGAACACCGCCAGAATAAGCCGCACCAGTAGTATAAACTAAAGAATATGTTGATACGACACCAGCAGAGGATATTTTTTGCCCTCTGTTGGCACGATAAGGAACAAAATGAATATCACCATTCTGTGCAAGAACGCCTCCAAAAAATGCAGCATTTGCCGTTGTATAAACTAATGAATAAGTTGAAACAACACCAGCAGAGGATATTTTTTGACCTCTCTCAGCAAATGAAGGAACAAAATGTATGTCACCATTGGGTGCAAGAACGCCACCTGCATAAGCAACGGTTCTAGTGTATACTAATGAATATGTTGATACAACGCCAGCAGCAGATATTTTTTGACCTCTCTCAGCATTAAAAGGCACAAAATGAACATCACCATTTGGTGCAAGAACACCACCCAGATAACCAGATGTGAGTGAATAAACTAAAGAATACGTTGATACAACACCCGATGCGGATATTTTTTGCCCTCTATTTGCATCATGAGGAATAAAATGGATGTCGCCATTTGGTGCAAGAACACCACCCCAGTATGCACCTTGACCATCAACACCAGCAGTAGTATAAACTAACGAATAAGTCGATACAACACCAGATGCAGATACTTTTTGACCCCTATTTGCGAAACCTGGAACAAAGTGAATATCACCATTAGGTGCAAGAACACCACCACGATAAGCTTGAGAAGTTGTATAAATTAACGAATAAGTTGATACTATACCGCCAACGCCACCATTATCAAATGGCGTACCTCTTATAACACCCTGTCTCAATTCCCTCTCTAGACCACGCCATGAAATTAAATTATTCGTGGTTGATGCATCATCTGAAGTAGGTATGGTTCCCGGAACAAGTTCTGCAGGAAAAGTTATTGTAACATTTTTAACGCCAGCTGGAAAATTAATTTTTCTACCATTATCTTGAGAATCCGAAATTTCATCTCTGGTTATGGTAAACTGCACGTTTGAATAAATGTCTGGTGAACTTACTTGAATGGTACCTATTCCAACTTCCCAACGCGATCCACTAGTAACGAAATAATGAACTTTGTTATTAGCATCAGAAGCATTTAAAGTTCTATACTTGGATGTAGAGGTAGGAAACAATAATAAATCATTGTTACCTGTTGTAGCGGTTCCCATTTGAACCAAATCTCTGACAATAAATGACATATGTTATAACTTATTTAAGAATGAACCGAGTGCTATTTCACTATCTAGGGGTTTAGATAATGTGTATATTTTTTGTGATACGCCGTTTTGTCCTACTGGAATAAAATGAATATTACCATCAAAATCTAAAACACCAAAAGAATATGGTCCTTGATTTGCGCCCATAGAAATTGGTGTAACTGGATATGTAGATGCAACGCCATTTAAAGATATTTTTTGACCAATTCCCACACCCAAATCATCACGAGCTGCCCAAAATGGAACAAAATGAATTTCACCATTTGGTGCAAGAACACCTCCAGCGTATGCATTGTTACGAGTGTATGCTAATGAATATGTCGAAACCACACCATCAATAGAGACTTTTTGTCCAACTCTTGCATCATAAGGAACAAAATGTATGTCTCCATTGGGTGCAATGACTCCACCAGCGTAGGCTTCAGTAGTAGTATATGCTAATGAATATGTAGACACAACACCTGATGCTGATATTTTTTGTCCAACAGGAGTAAGAAAAGGAACAAAGTGTACTTCACCATTTGGTGCAAGAACACCACCTTCATAATAAGCAAGGGTTCCAGTATTTACCAATGAGTATGTCGAAACTACACCAGTGGTAGATACTTTTTGGCCTATTCTTGAAGCCCAAGGCACGAAATGTATATCTCCATTTGGTGCAACAACACCACCAACAAACGCCTCACCTCTTTGATACACTAATGAATATGTTGACACAACACCAGAAGCAGATATCTTTTGTCCAACAGTTGCATCGTTAGGTACGAAATGTATATCGCCATTAGGCGCAAGAACACCGCCCCAATAACCTCCATAAGCTATAACAGAATAAGTAGAACTAATACCAGTTGGAGATAATTTTTGTCCAATATTTACATTATATGGTACAAAGTGGATGTCACCATTAACTGCAAGAACACCGCCACTGTATGCGTTTTCAAAAGTATATGTCAATGAATATGTTGATGGAATAGGATTCTTGAATGTCGTTCCAGCTGTAATGCTTTTCATCAAACTTCTTTGAAGTCCTTTCCACGCATTTAAACTCGAATCAATTGAAGAATCATCTGCCGTAGCAGCGGAACCTTGCACTAGTGTTGATGGCTGTGGAATATAAACACTTTTCGTGCCAGCAGAGAAATTTACTTTATTATCATTGTTACTTGATGCAAGTACAAAGTCTCTTTCCATTCGAGGTGTTGTTATTTTTTGTCCAACTGTTGCATCAAATGGAACGAATTGTATGTTATTATTTGCATCCAAAACACCACCAAAATAAGAAGTCGATGTGGTGTAAGCTAGTGAATATGTTGAAACAATGCCAGTGGTCGTTGAAATTTTTTGTCCAACGGGTGAACGATATGGAACAAAATGTATATCTCCATTGGGAGCAAGAACTCCGCCAGCGTGATATGCCAAAGTGTTGGTGTATATTAACGAATAAGTTGACACAACACCAGTTTTAGATATTTTCTGTCCAACCGAAGCATTTTCCGGAATGAAATAAACATCGCCATTGGATGCAAGAACACCACTTTGATATGCATCAGAAGTAGTATATACTAATGAATATGTTGATACGACACCCGAAGTTGTTGAAATTTTTTGACCAATTTCAGATTCATTGGGAACAAAATGTATATCTCCATTTAAATCTAAAACACCACCGGCGTATGCATCCGATCTGGTATATACCAATGAATATGTTGACACGACACCAGCCGAGGATATTTTTTGTCCAACGGGTGCATCTCTTGGTATAAAATGAATATCTCCATTTAAATCTAAAACACCACCATGATAAGCAAATGCTGTAGTGTATATCAACGAATATGTTGATACTACGCCTAACGAAGACACTTTTTGTCCAACCGGACTGCCGCTAGGAACAAAGTGAATATCTCCATTTGTTGCAAGAACACCACCAATATGTGCTCCATTATCAGTATTTTGTGTGTATATCAATGAGTATGTTGAAACTACACCAGAAGCAGATATCTTTTGTCCAACTTCGGCAAATGAAGGAACAAAATGTATGTCACCATTTTGTGCGAGTACACCACCGTAATATGCATTATTACTTGTATATAATAGAGAATATGTTGACGGAATCTGCGTTTTTACTGTACCAACACCTATCTCAAAATTTGATGCATCAGTAATTGCATAATAAGTTTGATTATTATTTCCAACATCTGAAAAATCAGTATATCCCGAAACAGTAGGTCCAAATAATATGGTACCAGTTCCAGTCGTATTCGATGTTACGTTCGCTCTATCTAAAGCAACAAAAGCCATATTTTTTCTTTAAAGTTTGTTTAAAAATGGACTGAGACATGCATTCATAGGTAATGGTGTACTAGGAAGTGTTGAAATCATTTGACCAACAGCATTTGTAGGTACAAAATGTATGTCACCATTAGGTCTGAGAATACCACCAAAATGAGAACCAGTGGCATTTGTATGTATCAATGGATATGTTGACACTACACCAGCAGCAGATATTTTTTGTCCTCGATTTCCCCACCAAGGAACAAAATGAATATCACCATTTGGCGCAAGAACACCACCAGCATGAGCAAGAGTTGCAGTATACACTAACGAATATGTTGAAACGGTACCATTAATAGATATTTTTTGTCCTACAACAGCATTGGCAGGAATAAAATGTATATCACCATTTGGTGCAACAACACCACTCCAATAAGAACCACCGGAATTCGTATATATCAATGAATATGTTGACACTACGCCAGCAGCAGATATTTTTTGTCCTCTGTTACCCTGTAACGGTACAAAATGTATATCGCCATTAGGCGCAAGAACACCACCACCATAAACGGCAGGACCGGTATAAACTAATGAATATGTTGACACAACGCCAGCAGCAGAGACTTTTTGTCCTCTTTCGGCACTATAAGGAATAAAGTGTACGTCTCCATTTGGTGCAAGAACACCACCACCATAAGAAGTGAGCGTTGTATATAGTAATGAATATGTGGATACAACACCGTTTATATTAATTTTTTGTCCTACTCTAGCACTATGAGGAATAAAATGTATATCACCATTTGGTGCAAGAACACCACCCAGATAAGCGTCGGAAGTATAAACTAATGAATATGTTGATACGACACCAGATGAAGAGATTTTTTGTCCTCTATTAGCCAGATAAGGAACAAAGTGAATGTCTCCGTTTGGTGCAAGAACACCACCACGATAAGAATTAGTAAGCGTATAACCCAAAGAATATGTCGATACAATTCCACCAACTCCACGATTATTAAATACATTACCGCCCAGAACGCCTTGTTCTAACAAACCACGAAATGCTCTCCAACCAGATAAATCCGGTCCAATTTCATTGTTATCCCCCGATGGAACACCACCAACGGCAACAGCATTTGGATAAACAACGTAAGGACCTTCGTATATGCTCGGAGTAAAATCAAAATCAACGGGATTATTATTATTTGATGAAGAATATACTGTGTCTCTAGTTATTGTATTGTAAGATAATTTTTGTATTTGATTGGCATTACGTGGAACAAAGTAAATATTTTTTGAAAACACCTCAATTACACCACCCTCATATGCTCCGGTAGTTGTGTAAGGTAAAGCATATGTTGTTACCATGCCACTGAAGGTTGAATCAAAAGTTGATTGTTGAAATATTTTCTGACCGACTCTTGCATTATGTGGAACAAAATGAATACTGGGACCACTGTCTTCAGAACCATCAGGCAAAATTTGTGGACGACCTAGGTCGTCTAAAACACCACCAGAATATGCACCCGTTGTTGTATATGCAAGTGAATATGTCGTTACAATATTTTCAACTACTCCGTCTTGATTATAAGTACCCCTATTCGCATTGTATGGAACATAATGAGCATTACCTAAATAATCTAAAACAGCGCCTCGATAAGCACCAGCAGCGGTATAGGGTAATGTATATGTTGTAATTACTGGAGGCGCTGATGTTGTTGTTTCGGGATCAGTATTAGCCTCTACTTTCATTCCTCGGTTTGCATTATAATTAACAAAGTTTGCAGCAAATGGACCTTGAAATCCACCCCAATATGCACCAGCTGTTGTATAGGGTAATGAATAAGTTGAAACTAAACCATAATCTGTTCCTTGGCCAACTCGTTGTCCCCTATTAGCATTGTGTGGAACAAAATGAATATGATCTTGTTGAAATGGATCCAGAACGCCGCCGGCATACGCTCCAGCCGTTGTATATACTAATGAATAGGTTGATACAGTACCATTGAAATCTACTTTTTGTCCAACTCTTGCATTGTGGGGAACAAAATAAACATGACCATCATCACCAAGAACACCACCAACATAAGCACCAGCAGTGGTGTAAATTAATGAATAGGTTGACACTACACCAGCGTCGGATATCTTTTGTCCAACAGTCGCATTGTATGGAACAAAATGAATGTAACCATCATTTCCAAGAACACCATCCGAATACGCATCACTGATTGTATATGAAGCCCTTTGAGTGTAAACTCTAAAATCAGAAATATACAGTCTACCTTTTCCAACTTCCCAATCAGTTCCCGTACTCATAGAATAATATATACTATTTCCGGATGCAACATTGCTAAGACCAAAGCCTGTTCCTGCACCATCAATTCTCCAGTACGCTTGACCAGAGCTTAGTCCTGTTGGAAGACCAACAGGACCTGTTAATTGAAAATAAGTATTTTGAGTGGCGTATTGGTCAGTAATACCATAAACTCTATTTCTAAAAATAACTGCCATTATATAGCATTCCCCATAATCACACAACTATTAGAAGTTGTAAACAAAATTGTTGCAATGCCTCTTGGTGAAAGAGATACACTAGAAACATCAGTATCAAATGCTGCAATGTAAGCTACAGCTATATCACATGTTATTGTTTTGCTAGTGCTTGTATTATTATAAAGTGTTACAACATCATTTTCTGAAAATGTGTTGTTTGGTATCGTGATTGTACCAGCAACTTTAATATATTTTCCAACATCAGAAACTTGTAAAGTATAAAATGTTTTATCTCCAGCCGATGGTATGTTTCTAAAACCAACAGTGAAATTTTCACCCGGAATCGTAACAGTAACGTTACTTGTAAGTGTGTCTGGTACAAGTGTTGCAGAATATGAACTAGTTCCACCATTTCTGCCTTTTAGAATAATAGCATCTTGTAAAATATCATTTTCTACTTTTATACCGACAGATGATCTAACGATAACATTACCAGTAACAATACCACCATTGTTTGCATCTAAGGAGTTATTGGCACGAATAAATGCAGCATTTGCACTATTGAATGCTGCATTGGCTTGAATGAATCCAGAATTAGCATGATCAAATGCAGCGTTTGCTTGTATGAATCCTGAATTCGCATGATTGAATGCAGCATTAGTACGTGCAAAAGAAGTGTTAGCTTGAATAAATCCTGAATTAGCGTGGTCAAATGCTGCATTGGTTTGAATAAATCCACTGTTTGCTGTAATAAAAGCAGCATTTGTTTGAGTGTAAGCTGTGTTGGTTTGCGTGAATCCAAAATTAGCATGTACAAACGCTGAGTTGGCTTGAATGAAACCAGAATTAGCATGGTCAAACGCAGCATTAGTTTGAATAAAACCAGAATTGGCATGTATAAATGCTGCATTTACAGAATCATATGCAGAATTGGTTTTTATAAAACCAGAGTTTGCATGAATAAATCCAGCATTTGCGTGATCATATGCGGGTTGCACCTTTTGTATTAGCGGTAGAAGATTTGCACCCTTCTGATAAATCTCGTTTGCGTAAATACTAACTGTCGATAAATTTCTTCCAACAGTTAAATCTAGTTGAATATTTACATTACTCTCACTAAATCTGGTATTACCAATGTTTGCAGTATTTGCTTGCAGAGTATTAATATTCGCAAGTGTACGAACGTTTAATGATGCACCTTCACCTTGAATGAAGATTGAAGAGTTGGCAATAAGACCGCCACTAGCATTACTTGTAAGACTGTTGGCAACTTCAATTAATGAAGAAGTTGCTTGCAACCAGTCTGTAAATGTATTCGAAGTTGATAGTTGATTTATTGCCATTTTTGTTTTCTAAAAATAATTACTCTAATTCTATTATTGTTCCAGATAAAACACAACTGTCAATGTCTGTAAACATGATTGTTACGATACCTCTTGGACCAATTTTAACACGAGATACATCTGTATTTATTCCCGCAATATATGACGTTGTTATAGCTCCACAATTAATATTAACGTTTCCTCTACCGTTATTTACAATCGTGATCACATCACCATCAGTAAATGTTGCTGCTGGAATGTTTATTGTTGCAAATGTTGAAGATTTAACTTGTTTACCTAAATCATCTCTACCAAGCGTGTGTTCGGTTGATAATGTTATTTTTTGACCACGAAAACCATCGTCTGGAGCAAGATGAACTTCACCATTTGGTGCAAGAACACCACCACTATAATCAAGAGGTGTGGCAACTGCATAAGTGGATATTATTCCAGAAGATGATATTTTTAATATTCTATTAGCATCACCAGGAAGAAAATGAATGTCACCATTCGGTGCAAGAACACCACCATTATAAGCACTTTGTTCCAGCACGTTAAATAAAATTGAATAAGTGGATACTACACCAGAAGCAGAAACTTTTTGTCCTCTATTTGCGTTATATGGAGCAAAATGTATGTCACCATTTGAATCAAGAACACCACCATAATATGCGCTCGAAGTAGTATATGCTAGTGAATATGTTGACACAACACCCGATGCGGATATTTTTTGCCCTCTATTTGCATCTTGAGGAATAAAATGGATGTCGCCATTTGGTGCAAGAACACCACCCCAGTATGCAAAACTCGTTGTGTATACCAACGAATAAGTGGATACTACACCAGCCGATGATATTTTTTGTCCTCTGTTTGCGCTACGGGGAACAAAATGAATATCACCATTAGGTGCAAGAACGCCACCAGCATATGCACGACTCGTTGTGTATACCAACGAATAAGTGGATACTACACCAGCCGATGATACTTTTTGTCCTCTATTGGCAAGAAAAGGAACAAAATGTATATCACCATTCTGTGCAAGAACACCACCAGAATATGACCCACCAGTTGTATATACTAACGAATATGTTGATACCACACCGGCTGTAGATACTTTTTGTCCAACTGGCGCATTAAACGCAACAAAATGAACATCACCATTTGGATCAAGAACACCACCAGAATAAACTGCTGGAGTTGTACTAGTGTATACTAGTGCATATGTTGAAACTATATCAGAGTAAACGAATGCATTTGCTTTTGGTATATTTCTGAAACCTACTGTAAAGGATTCATTTGGAATAGTTACAGTCACATTTGCAGTCAATGTGTTTGGTGTTAGATTTGCGGTATTTGCTCCTGTTCCACCAATAGGATTTTTGATTATGATAGAATCTTGTCCAGCAGCAACTTCAGTTTTTATACCTTCAGTCGATCTTATTGTAAGATTAGCGAAATCATATGAATATGTCTTTGATAAGTCTAATTTTAATCCAAAACTACTGGAATATGGAACTGGAATTAGTTCTTTATTTGTATTTAAAACTCCGCCAAAAAATCCACTGGCAGCGATAGATGGTAATGCATACGTTAAAACAATACCGTCAGATGTTATTTTTTGTCCTCTGTTAGCATTAAAAGGCACAAAATGTATATCTCCATTTGGTGCAAGAACACCATCAACATAAGCATTAGTTACCGTATACAGCAATGAATAAGTAGATACCACACCAGCAGATGATACTTTTTGTCCTACTCTAGCACTAAGAGGAATAAAATGAATATCACCATTGGGTGCAAGAACACCACCTGCATAAGCGCCTAAAACAGTGGTATATACCAAAGAATAAGTTGTGACAACGCCGCTAGATGATATTTTTTGTCCTACTATTGCTCTATTAGGAACAAAGTGAATGTCACCATTTTGTGCAAGAACACCACCTTGATAAGCGGAAGAAGTTGTATATACTAATGAATAAGTTGAAACTACACCAGCGGAAGAGATTTTTTGTCCAACTCTTGCAAAATTAGGAACAAAGTAAATTTCTTCATTAGTTGCTAGAACACCACCTGCATAAGCACTTGTGGTAGTATATGCTAATGAGTAAGTCGATACAACACCAGCAGAAGATATTTTTTGTCCAACTCTTGAACTATTGGGAACAAAGTGAATGTCTCCATTAGTTGCTAGAACACCACCATTATGAATACCAGAAGCCGCAGATGTTGTATAAGCTAACGAATATGTTGATACTACACCAGCAGCAGATATCTTTTGTCCTATATCAGCTTGAAGAGGTACAAAATGCACATCACCATTAGGTGCAAGAACACCACCGCCATAAGACTGGCCAAAAAATCGAGTATAGACCAATGAATAAGTTGAAAATGCAGGTGTAGCAGTTACCAATCCGCCATTGTTTGCATCTAATGAATTATTAGCACGAATGAATGCTGAATTCGATTGTGTTAACACAACATTTGCGTATGCAAATTGAGAATTGGCAGCAGCAAATGATAAATTGGCTTGAGGAAACGTTACATTTGCTTGAACAAATGCAGCATTACTCAAAGCAAATGCAGCATTCGATTGTATAAACTGTGAATTTGTATAATCAAATGCCGTATTAACTTTAATAAAACTAGAATTGGCATGATTAAATGAAGAATTTACATGATTATATGCAGCATTGGATTGTATAAATTGGCTATTTGCGTGATTATAAACTGCATTAGATTGTATGAATGCAGAATTGGAACGAACAAATGCGGAGTTAGATTTTACAAATTCTGCGTTTGCATGATTAAAGGATGAATTTGTATGATTATATGCAGAATTTGATTGAACGAAAGTAGAGTTTGCATGTATAAATTGTGCATTTGCCTGATCATATACACTTATTGCTTCATCTAAATTGTTAAAAACAAAAATCGTATCAGCGTAAAGAGTATTGGCTGTTAGTTTTCTTCCAACGGTTAAATCTAATTCAACCGATGCATTGCTTTTTCCAAAATAAGAATTAGCAATATTGCCCGTGTTTGCCCTCAGTGTATTAATGTTCGCATGTGTTCGAACATTAATTGAAGATTGATTACCTTCAATTGAGATTGAAGAGTTTGCTAAAAATCCACCGTAAGTATTGTTGGTAAGATTATTAGCAACAGCAATTAATCCGGAAGTTGTTGACAACCACTCTTCAAAAGTGTTTGCGGATGTAAGTTGGTCTATTTTCACTTTATGACTTTGCTACAAGTTGACGCAGAAGATTTTTTATTTCAGATACATCCTCTTCTAATTTATTTACTTTATTTTCCATTTCTTCTTTTTTTCGCATCTCTTTTAAACGCAATTCTCGTTCGGCGTAATAAGTTTTAAGCTCCTCAACGTTAACGTTGAGGAGCGCATTACTTTCCGTATCACGATAAAAGTTTTTATTATCTTTAATTTGAACGTACATATTATGTAGTAGATGCAGGTAAAGCAACAACACGCAACTGTGAAATTTTAGGAACATTAACAGTGCTTGTTCCATACATAACCACTTTGATTGCAAATAATGAGAAATCTGTGTATGGATCAATGCTTCCGTTAGCAGACAAATACGAAACCTTATTATCAAATTCGCCTGTACCATAGGTACCTGGAGCGTAGATAGCTTCAAAGAAATCGTTTTTAGCCGTAGAAGTCACGTTTAAAGTGTCTGAAAATTCAGTCATCAATTGATAGTTATTGTCATCAAAGCTTGCACTATCTGAATCTGATAGTAGTTTGTAATACACTAAAATTCCAGAACCTGGTGGACGATAGACATCCATGTAAACACGCAAATCACCCGCTTCAAAACCAGAAGCAAGTTTCACACGCTTGGTAATATAACGAATGTTTGAATTACCACCAGAAGATTTATCTTCACCATTATAAACAGCCGTTGCACCAGAACCACCTCCACCAGTAATTTGTAATATAGGAGAAGTCAAATATCCAGTTCCAGCATTTGTTAATTCAATTCGAGTAATTTTATCTCCATCAGTTACTGCTCTTGCAGCACCACCCGCACCTTGACCAACGGCACCATCTGGATAACTAAAGATAACACTGCCATTCGTTGTGTATCCAGAGCCTTGATTTACAATAATGAATCCTGTGTTTTGCAATTCCATATTGTTAATCTTATTTTCAATAGTCAACAAATTCAAACGAGAGATATCAATCATAGGAGAAATATCTGAATTTGTTGTTGAAAGTGTTGCTCTTAATTGGAATGATGTGTTTCCAATAGTTTTACTCAGAATTCTTCTGCCATATCCATCAACACAATCATAATCCAAATTAGGAATAATTGGTAAAAATGGTTGAGAATCTCCAGACTCTGGTTGAGCAATAAAGTCATAAGAAATATTTGTATTCAATACAGTTGCATCAGTAGACATAAAATTCAATGTATCGAATACTGTATTAGAAGAATATCCAGAAAGGTCAGCTTCAAAGAATGCTTGTCCAGAATTTTGTGAGAATACTCTTTTTTGAATACTGAACATGATATCCAATTCTTGGTCTGCGGTCCATGTAGAACCATTTTGAGATAAGAATAGTGAACCCGTATATGGTTGTTCAGAGATTTTTACGCTGGTACGGATGTCTGTACCACCAATCTGTGCAACATAACATTCATAACCATTACTATTTGAAACCAGAACAAACGAATGCTCTCCAGGTAACAAGAGAACGGGTACATCAAATTTAAATTCTGTATATTTGTTTGCATCACCCAAATCTGGAATATCTGTTATATTAACTTCGTCTGGAGTTAATGTTTTTTCAGCATATGGGTAAATCACAGCAGATGATGGGTAACCATTATTAACTGGTCGAATCTGACATGTAACAGGTTCACTCACATCTTTTGTTTTGAAACAAACACGCACAGAATCAATCACAATACCTTGTGGATATTGATTTGGATTAATTAAAAATGTCTGTGCAAGTGGGTCATAATAACCAATGACAACGTTATTTTTTGTTGTTGTATTAGTTACTGATTTTACCGAAGTTACCGTATCTGTAGTTTGTTCCGTAACAGAAGTTTGTGTTGATGTTGGTACAAAAACTGTAACAATTTGTTCTTGTTTAGTATCAACTTGACCCTGTGAATAGAACTTAGCATTGCCGTTGGTTCTTGAATTTTCGATATTGTTAAACTCGTCATCAATCAAACGAAGAACTTTTTCACCTGTTCTGTAAACATCAGCAGGCATAAAGAACACTGCCGCACATGCACCTTCTTTAGTTGTTTCTAGTGTTCCAATAGTATAAACAGAAGTTGAATCTGGATTTGTTTTCCAAGTTCCATCAATATCTGCAACACCAGTGCCAAAGGTATAATTGCTAATTGTTGCAGATTGTCCTTTACCTTTTCCAGCAATAATACGAATTGTCTTGCCGACATAATCTGTTGCATTTGATGCACCACCCACACTGTGTGCAAGTGAAATTGTTGTTGCGCCACCAGCACGTGCGATACCTGATTGATGAATCCAATTTGTGGTTCTATAAACTTGACCAGTAACATCACCTTTAATCCAAATGCCATCTGGTGTACACTGTATCCATGAACCGAATGTTGGTTCTGGAGTGATGCTCACAATAAATGCATTTTTGCTAGAAGTTAAAACAACTTTACCAGTACCAATCTGTATATCAGTATCTTTTAAACCACTTGTATCGGATACTTTATAAAAAGTTACAGTTTCAGCATCAGCAATTGTTGTTTTATATTTTAATTTATTTTGAGTCATTTCAAAACGATTTATTTTTGCAATATTATCGTTTACGTTTACGTTATCAAAGAATGCATTTAGTGTTGTAAATGGTTTAAACTTTGTACCAAGAATTAAAATATTCTTTTCTCTCATGTATTGTACAACACTAACATCAACTAAACGGTCTCCAAAAGATTCTGTTAATTGTTTTGGTGTAATTGTTGTAACTAGATTGGTACGAGTTTTTTCTAAAGTTTGTGTTTCTAGATAGTTTGTAGTTGTGATATAATCAACATCACCTTTAATCGCAGCTCCTGTTCCACCCGCAACAGATGACGCTTTTCCCGTTTTTTCAAACTGGGCACTAGCCTCTGCTGCATATTTACCAGATGCGCTTGTAACATCAATTTTAGTTGATTTATCTAATACTTGTTTTGAAACACCAATAACCTCTGTATTCCAATAACCATACGATGTAAACTCCATTGCTGACCATGCATCTGCTGCTTCTTGGCCACCAGAAAGATCAATGTTTTGAGATTCTAAACGAGTTTCTGAGCGCCAAACATCAGATGGTGGATCAAGCTTAACTGTTCCAATATAATTAACAATGTTGAACGGATTAATGTTCATCGTCTTCGATGCTCTATTTTGCGAAACAAACGTAGTGTTTGAAGAAGACAACAGCAACAATGGACCATTAATTTCAATATTTTGATTTGAAATAGAATTGTTTGAGAATATTGTTGTAGAATTTAAATTGAATGAACCTCTACACAAACGAGATACAATATCGATTGCAGCATCAAAATCTGGCTGTGTGATTGCAGCGGCAGCTTTGTCAACAAATGAATCAACAAATACTCCATTTTTTGGTCTTGATAAACCAACAGAATCACGAACCGTTCTATCATTCTTATTAATTGTGGCTAATTCGGCAATTGATAGTGATGTATACAATTCAAGATTCGAAATTCTTTTGTCCAATCTCGCAATATCTCTCATTGTATAGCGTCTATGATTGAATGTCTGAATTGTAGCCGAATTTGTAAATGTTGTGTATGGTGGATATGACAAAACATACAATGTCATAGAATCGGTTGGTTCTATAGGAACCACAGGATTAATCGCAGGTATACCCTGTAATACCTGAAACTCTCTGCTCTTATTTAAGACAACCCTATCAATTCTTGGTAAGTAATATTCATAATCAGTAATAATATCTAATCCTGGCTCGGCAATCTGTGGACCAAGAACGGCTTCATCAACATTCAATACAAAGTTATTTGCTCTATATGTTGAAGTAGCATCAGCACGAACTGGTCTAAAATCTAGATAATCTTTTAAAGGTATTTTCGCTCCATCTTGTGTAGTGAAAATAGGAACCAATCCATAATCAAGACCTTGTCCACCCTTCTCTTGTGATCCCAATCTTGTGTATGAATCAATATCAAAATATCCTGAGCCGTTTGATGTGAATCTGTTATAACGAACAACAAGAGGTCCAATTGGAGCATTTTGACCAGGTTTTAAAGTAATTGATGCCCATTCATAATAAGAATCTTTTTGGCCAGTATTCAATACATAACGGCTTGTTACATTAGATGCCTCTGTCAGAGAATTGTAAACGGATGTTGAAACGTTTGAGCCATTTAAATCAAAAATAGCATTAATAGAATGAACATCTGTTACATACAAATATTGTGGTGCACCAGGTTTTCTTTCAACAATATTTTGATTAATGATTGTTTGTCCATCATATGGTGCAATATTTGCATTGGTATTACCTGAAGCATTAGTACCAAAAACGCTAATATAAGTTCCTAAACCAAGACCCCAAG